ATGGCTTTAACAGAAGCATGGCTTAAAGCCAATAATGGCAAGGCTCGTGAGAAAGTTGAAGAGATTGCAGATCGTGACGCAATGAGTGTTCGAATCTCTCCTAAAGGTAAAGTTGTGTTCCAGCTTAGATACCGGTTTGCTGGAAAAGCAGAAAGACTAGATTTAGGCACCTATCCTCACCTTTCGCTTAAAGATGCGCGTATTAAAGCTAGTGAAATGCGTTCACTATTAGATAAAGGCCAAAACCCTAAAGTTGAAGAACGCGTAAAACAACAGAAATATATCGAGGCGAGCACACTTAAAGAAGTGTTCGATGATTGGTATGAAAGTTACTGTGTTAAAAAGAAAACATCAGCTAAAGATATTAAAAGATCATTTGAACATCATGTTTTTGATGAAATTGGTGATTTACCTATTGAAAGAATTACATTGCAGCAGTGGTTAGCAATTCTTGAAGACTTAGCAGATGAAGTACCTTCTATTGCGGAAAGAATTTTAACAAACGCAAAACAAGTACTTAAATGGGCTAAAAAACGTGAAATTGTGGAAGTGAATGTTCTGTCAGATATATATGCTAAAGAAGATTTAGGTATTGAGAAGAATCGAGGGAAACGTGTCTTAACTGATGAAGAAATTACTATGGTTTGGAAAGCTATTGATGAGTCAAAAGCTTTACTTAAAAATAAAATCTTTCTGAAATTATGTTTAATGTTTGGTTGCCGTAATGGCGAATTAAGAAAAGCACTAAAAACTGACTTTGATTTAAAGCGTAAGGTTTGGATTGTGCCAGTTGAAAACAACAAAGTCGGGAAAAAAACAGGTAGAGAAATTGTTCGTCCAATTTTGCCAGAAATGGAAGAGTTAATTGTTGAAGCCATGTCATTGAATGATAGTGAGTACTTCTTAACAAATGATGATGATGTAACACCAATGGGCCACGGTTCCTCAAATTCACTTGCAGCGAATGTTATGGAGCGTTTGCGAAGACACTATAACTATCATATGCCCCACTGGTCACTTCACGATTTACGTAGAACAGCTCGTACAAACTTTAGCGCATTCACGAGTCGTGATGTTGCTGAACTCATGATTGGGCATGTAATGCCTGGTGAACAAGGTACATATGATTATTATGAATACCTTCCACAACAAATTGAAGCTTATAGAAAATGGTTGGATAAACTTAACTCTCTGACTAAAATTTAAACATTAAAATGAAATGGATTATAGGTAATTAAAAATGGCCGAATATTTTGATGAAAATGAAATAGCTAGACAAGCTAGAGAATGGACTAAAGAAGATGTAATTCAAGTTATTAAGTCATGGCAAATGGCTGATGAATTTTTTCAAGAAGAGCATATAGGCAATACTAATCTTAAAGACCAAATTGAAGGGTCTAGAGAATGTCTAGCCATTATTATTGAGTTCATTAATACTCGTTGTACTGATTAGCCAAATAAACTAAAGGATATATAGTAGATTGAGTAAATATATCTTTTACTAAGATATTCTAGTTTACAGCTATTTATCGATTTTATTTAATCGTATTCTTGTTTTTCCAATCTCTTATTTTTTAATATATTATGATTAATACAAGCAAAACATTTAAAGCTAATGGATATGACCATTTAGTTGAAGAAAGTTTCGGTATATTCCGTCTAACTTCTAGAAACAAGAATTTCAAAGGTTGGATTATTTTTAAATTAATATCGAAAATTAAAATTTCATCATATAAAACAGAAGCTGATATTGATATTTCCATACATTATACTAATAGTCATGAGCTTGATAGAAATAGCAACTCTTTTAGTTTTCAAGGTTCTTTCTTAAAGGATGGTGATAATTTAAGAGCTAGTATATCTAAATCATCTACTACAAATGGTCATGGCGGAATTTATGTCCAACCATCACAAATTCGTGGGCATCGTGTAGCAAGCTTAGCTATGGACCATATCGTACAATTTCTTAAAAAATTTCCTGAACAAACAATTGTAAATTCAATAAAGTTTGAACCAGATAAAGACTTTATAGCGATTGCTAAAAATTTTTACTCTAAATTTGGTATACCTTTACAAGGTAGTTTTCTGATTAAGGATTTAAAAACAAATGATAATTGGAAAGAGAGGCTATCAGAATATTCAATTCAAGATATATTTTACTTAAATGAATATTACACACAAGAGCTTCAATTCTTAAATAATAAATATAAAGTATTACTTAATATTTTGCATCGGCAATCTAAAGAAAAGTATAATATATATAATATTATTTTTGGAACTAATAAAATTGCCGTTCCAGATTTAACCTTCACTTTTAATGAGGTAGACATAGAAAATAAAATTAAGGAATTTAAAGTTGATAAGGCTTCTGTTACACCTCTTTTACAAAAGTTAAGTCGTCTCGAATTTAATATTAATGAAAATAAATATTATAATAAGAATTTACTAGCATCGATAGAAGCAGAAAATAGAATATTAGTTAAAAGCTTTGATATTCCACGTCTTATAAAAAAGTACAATCTAAACGTGTATTTTGTTGTTTTTTTAATAATATTAATTATAGTTATATATCTGAAAATAAGAACAACTATAGGATAATCACATGTGTGCAAACTATGAACCTATATCTAAAGACCGAGTACACCTACTAGATCTACTAGAGCCGACATTCGACTATAAAGATGATGTTTATCCTGGTTACGACTGCCCTTTAATTTTTAGCAACAATGGAAAAATAGAATGGCGTAAGGTTAAATTTGGGTTGATACCGAAATGGAAGCACGATTTAAAATATTCTCGCTTTACATACAATGCTAGAACAGAAACAGTTTCTACACTACCTAGTTTTAGAAATGCATGGGCTAAAAGCCAATTTGCGTTAATACCTGTAGATAAGATTTACGAACCAAAGTATGTGAACGGGAAAGCAGAACGTTGGGGGATTTATCGTGAAGATGGGATGCCCTTCACCGTTGCAGCAATTTATGATTCAACGATGATTGATGGTGAACAAGTTAGATCTATGTCTATGCTGACAATCAATGCTGACGATCATCCTTTTATGTCACAGTTTCACAAGCCAGAAGATGAAAAAAGGTCAATTATCGTAATACCCAATGAATATAGAGAAGACTGGCTAAACTGTAAGAAAGAAGATGCTGATCAATTTTTCTTTGAAATGCCCATCGGTGAATTTACTGCTGACTACTTCCCTAAACCTAAAAAAAGTGCAAATTAGCGCCGTTGAATTTCCGACCAAATGCACTAACTAACGCGACAAGTAATGACTAGTCATTATTTATGCACAATTTTTTTAATTTGAATTTAAACCAAGCTCTAGCATATCATCTTGATTATGTAACGAAATCAAGGAGTAACTATGAGCATTATCCCCAATTCCATTATCGAAATTAAACCGCATCTCAATACTGGCAAGGCATTGAGTGAAGTTGAATCAATAAAATTAGTTTCACCTAGTACCTTTTTTTCAATACCTTTAGCTATAGAAAAAGTTTCAGCTGGTTTTCCCTCTCCTGCCCAAGATTATGTTGATCGAACTCTCGACATGAATGAGCACCTAATTAAAAATGAAGAAGCAACATTTATTGTCAGAGTGGCATCACTTTCGATGCTTAATGCGGGCATTGATATTGATGACGAGTTGATTGTTGATCGCAGTCTTGATGCTAAACACAACGATATTGTTGTTGCGCTTATAGATAATGATTTTACTGTTAAGCGCTTAATGATTGGAGAAAAGCGCTGGCTAAAAGCTGAAAACCCAGATTATCCTGATATACATCTTCATGAGGGGCAAGAATTAATAATTTGGGGTGTAGTTACTTATATTCTTAAAAATACAAGAAAAAAATCATGAGACATGAAGATAAAGTCTTTTTTCTCATAGATGTAAATAACATGTACGTCTCATGCGAACGAGTCTTTAATCCAAGTTTAAACAATAAACCAGTCATCGTTTTGTCAAATAACGATGGATGTGCCGTTGCACGCAGCAATGAAGCAAAAAATTTAAATATAAAAATGGGGGTGCCATTATTCCAGATCAGAGACATAGTAAAAAAACACAATGTTATTGTTCTCTCTAGCAATTATGAACTTTACGCTGAAATGTCGCGCAGATTTCATAAGATTCTTGCATCGTATGTAACTGATGAAGAAGTTGAGAAATATTCAATAGATGAGTGTTTTGTTGATTTTTCAGCTTATGAAAAAAATTTTGACCTAGAAAAGGTCGCTCAAGATATGCGCCTAAAAATATGGAAATGGATTGGTTTGCCCGTGTGCGTTGGAATTGGTCGCAGCAAGACGGAGGCAAAGATATCCAATCATATAGCTAAGAAAAATCAAGGCTTTAATGGCGTTTGCGATCTCGTAAACATGGATCCGTGCAATAAAGAATATTACTTTGCTCAAATAGATGTGAGTGAGGTCTGGGGGGTCGGCAGTAAACATGCAAAAAAGTTGCAAAGCATGGGAATTAATACAGTGCTTGATCTAGCTTGTGCTGAACCACGTGAAATGCAAAAACGCTTTTCTATTGTTATGGCTCGTACTATTAACGAGCTACAAGGCATCTCTTGCCTAGAAATTGAAGACACTCCGCCATCTAAAAAGCAAATTATTAAATCATGTTCTTTTGGTGCGAAAGTTACCGAACTTATTGATCTACAAGAAGCAATAGCTATGCATGCACAAGAAGCATGTAAGAGATTGAGAGATGATGAATCATTATGCGGCTGTCTTATTGTTTTTGTTCAATCAAGTCCTTTTGATGAAAATGTACCGTTTTATAACAAGTCAATAACCGGCTCATTTTCACAGCCAACAGATTGTGCATTAGATTTCGTAAAAGCTGCAACAAAAATGGTATCTCACATTTTTAAAGAAGGTATTAAGTATAAAAAATGTGGGGTCATACTGACTGGGCTAGAACCCAAAGCTGGTCACACTTATGATCTGCTCACAGATTTTGAAGCGATAGAAAAGAAAGAGCAATTGATGAAAACATTAGATAACGTGCACGCAAAATTTGGAAAGAAAAAACTCGGTATAAGTACTTGTTATGTACCAGGTCGCAACTGGTCAATGTCGCGGGATAAATTGAGTAGAAATCCGTTCAGATGGGATGAGCTACCCTTAATAAGTAAATGAGCAAATTTTTGCTCAATTTTATGGATTCATAATGATTATGAGCAAAATTATGCTCATATTCTTTTAAAAAAGTTTTTAAATACAAATGTGATCATTATAATTAAAGTCTAAAATACAATTCATTAGCACTAAAGAAGTTACTTTTATGAAGAATACTATGAAACAAATTGAAAAATATGTTGGTTATTACTTTCTAGCATATCTTTTTGTTCTTTTTCTTTGTGGTTTTTTTCAGTACTTTACAGTATGCCAAGGAAAGTCATTAGAGTGCAATTTTAGTATAGGAGGAATAAATAAGATTCTTACAACAACTGCAACAGTACTAACTCCTATTATTGCAATCATAGGTTACTTATCTTGGCGAAATCAAGAGACATATAAGAAGTCGCAAGAGCTTATTGATTTATGTATTGATAAAATTCGTGATTTACAAATTAGTTGGCATGAAAGTAGAGAATATGGAGAAGTTAGTCGATTTCAATACTATCTTGCAAGAGGGATTTTAGGTACTGAAAATCTAGACGATGTTAAATTATTTCATAATGAAATAGAAAAAAATAATAAGAATATTAAATTATTAGATGACTTAGTTTTTCTTATAGATAAGTTATATCATGAAATTAAAAATGATTTTACAGCTTTGGAAAATGCAATTGATAATGTTGAATATATGTTAAATAAAAATTTAGAAGACTTATTAGACTTTCATCAACAATTAGTAATAATAAAATACGGTGATAACTTTACACTAAAATCAGAAAATGAAATGCGAGAAATATGCAAAAGACTAGATAGATATTGTGACCAGTTTATGGGAGGAAATAAAGATGATATTAAATATGACTATAAGAATGATATTAATGAATCGTTATTAAAAATAAGTAAAGAAATTTTAAAAATAAAGAAAGAAATCTAGACACATACCATTAACACACGAATATCAAGTGTATAGAAACATAAATAATATACAGAAAAATACCAGCTCTTTGATATTCTTTTGTCTCTTCAAGAAAATAAGAAGGAAAAGATTTGGCAACACCATATATAACAATAGGCTGCCCAACCACTGGTGGCGGTAAAGTAATTTCAGGGAACAGCTTGTTCCAAATAGACGGTATTCCCGTTGCCTGCACTGGTGATAAAGCAACATGTCCCACACATAAAGTTCTTGCAACCATTGTGTCAGGTGACCCGAACATGAATATCTTTGGCAAAATGGCTGCGCGTGCTGGTGATAGTTTATCATGTGGATGTAAATTACTGCCTCAACAAAATTTAGTTGTGCAAGATAATGGTGGTGCCGTTCAAGGTTCTCAAGCAAGTAACGCTACTCAAGATAGCTTTATGCCTCAGGCTGATGAACACGGGATTAAGTTTCAGTTAAAAGACCAAGAAACGGGTAAACCACTTGCACAACAATACTTCAAATTAAAAGGGCCTGATGGCAGTGAAATTGAAGGATTTACTGATGAAAATGGATTTACAGAGCTAATCAAAACAGGCACCGAAGCAAAAGAAATCGACTTAACAACTTTCGATTTATCTCAGCCAATGGCTAAGTGGGAATAAGTAATGTCAGATAAAAATTTAAGAGATCCTTACAACCGACATTTAGCAGATTCATCCCCAGCATGGGATGCCTACCCACATGAGGAAAAAGTATGTGTTATTACTGAGCCACTTTGTAATGACCATATCAAGATTCGTAATTATTATATGGCCCGCCCTTATAACTTTATGATGCGAATTAACCAATGGGCAGAAGTAGCAAATACCATTGAACTATTAATGGCTGTTCGGTTTGGTATGGAATGGGACATGAATAAGTTTGACGATCGACTTCTTTCCGATCCGGGCTTTCATACCCAAATGTATATTCGTTTCCATAATTACGTACTTAAACATGCTATGAAAGAAGGTGCCCGAATCGTTGGTGAATTCCAACAAACAGCCTTTAAGGTTCGCTTTTTAAGTGCCTTTGCAGTTGATGAGCTGCTTGAATTACGAAATCTGAGTAAATTTGATCAAGGCAAAGAAATATATGGAAAAATTCAAGACCTTAAAGATACATTTGCAAAATTGAATGCAGCACGGGCTACTACTGATTTAGCGCAATTAAGAATGAATGATGGGCCATTATTCATCAATCGTGAAATGTTTAAAAAAGTTTTTAACCAAGACTTTAACCCTAAAATGATTCAAATAATGAAACAAACTAGAGAATATCCTGGAGATCCTATTAATGTTCGTGAAAAAGGGTTCTATTAATCCCCTAAAAACAGTCCTAATTTCTGTATTTGTTCTGGCTATTAGTGGTTGTGCTAACACGCAAGTTAATAACTACAGAGAAGCAGTTATTAACTCAACTCGTGGAGCAGTTGATATGCTGATCATGGACCAACCAGTTTATAGAAACGCAATTACTACCGAGAAAAATAAGGTAACCACTGCTCTACTTTTCACTACCTTAAAAAAGATGGGAGTCTTAAAGGAACTTGAGAAAGAGGTTGGAAATAATTTCGTAATTGAAGAAAGTCTGTCACTGGCAAAATTGAATCAATTATGTTGGACAACTAAGTTCCTTCAGCACTATAAAAGCGAGTTACCTCCACAATCACAGGCTGACTATAAAGATGTCTATACGTGGATAGATGCAAAACAGGCTACTTGGCTTAAGAAACTAAATGAATCTTATGGTAAAGATGAACTCGGAGAAAATGATTGCCGAAAGTAAACATTGAAAAAAGCCCTGATCATTCAGGGCTTTTTTTAAATCGCTTTAACGCAAATTGTGACATTTACATTGCTATTAATTGTATGTGCCGTACAACCACATAAAAGAAAGCTCAGTAATAGTATCTTCATTAGGCTTCAGAAACCCTAGTAGCTGTTACGCCCTTTAATTGCGGTAAAGAATAACGTTTACTTGCTGGCTGAGGTGTACGTCCATACCATCGGAACTCTTGGAAATCTGAATCACTATAAAGCGCGTAACACACTCTATTGGATTGGTTACCGCCAAGGCAAACAAGTTTTCCAGTAGACTTATCACGTCCTACAACAAAACAGACATGGCCTCCTCCCTTACGGGTTTTAATAGCTACACAACCGTAAGCTGGTTTAGCTAATTTGGTACCATAATTCACATAATCCAATGCACGGTACCAATGCTTAGGATAAGCAATTCCAGCTGATTTCAAGCAATGAGCAACGAAAGTACCGCACCACGCTGTTTCATCATCCGCCCACCAAGCTTTAAGCTCCTTTAACCATTTCAAAATAGTTGGATTGTGCTGTTTACCTGGTATTTCTTGCAGACCAATGTGTTTTTTTGCTTCAGCCATCCAAGCTAATTCGTCAAACTTTGTAGTTGTAGGAATATTCATTAAGGTATTGATTCCTACTAACTGGCCTGTTAATTGAGGGCCGTTAAGTCGTGGTTGAGAAATTTTCTTACCAATCCATGACAGAACAAGCATTAAAGTACCAGTAACAAATGCGTGATATTTTTCGGGAATAACTTCATAATCAACACCCCATTGTAGTGCTGGCAATAAAATTAGCATGATGAATGCACCTACGGCGGGTAACTTAACAGATAGATACTGCCAAGCATTATTTTCAATTAACTTCATTCATCCTTCCTCTCTCGTTCAGTATCTTGCTCTAAAGCTTTAATACGTAGCTTGCTTTCTTTTTCACGCAATTCGCTCTCTCTACGTTCACGGCGATCACGTCTAAACTGAAAAATAAAGCTTATGAATAGGCCCGCTACAGCTACAATTGCACCCGAATAGCTCAACCAATTAAAAGATGCTAAAGACGCTAAAGCACTTGTTACACCACTAAGAATTGTTGTTTTATTTGCAAAACTAGTGATTGTTATTTCAAGTGTCTGATGATCAGACATGACCTATTCCCCACGTTTCATTTGGAGCTATTTTTGCAAGTGTTATTGTTCTAAATAGAGTATGGTTCCAAACACAAAGCACGAAAAAAAAGCCCGAATTACTCAGACTTTTCTATGTGAAAACTATCTGCCTCTACTTGCTAGGGCATTTAATCCCTTAATGACTTCTTGACCTAATTTTAAGAATACGTTGTGACGTTCAATTTCATTTTCTAAATACTTCTTGCGGTTTTCCCATGCTGATGAATTGAAGTAAGTACTTTCAAAACTCAAAGGCATTTTTAATGCATCCGATAAAGGCATTGGGCAGTTTTCAGAAATACTACTTGCTGTCTCAAGCAAAAGATCGGTCCAACTCTTTGATGATTCCTGTAAAGACGGAAGCGGTGCGAAATCGTGCAGGCGCGTCATCTGCACCTCTTTCCACTAAAATTCCGTGGTTATCAACGCTTAACCGTAAATGTGTAAATAACTCATTGTTTAAATTATTAAAGTCTTGATAGCACAAATCAAAATCACTAGCTGGCATTTTCTTAATGAAATCTAGCCGCTGCTTAAATTGTTCTTCAAATAATTGAGGGTTTGTTCTATCCGGCAATAAAGCCAAGTGTTCATGATTAGAATAACTCAACTGAAATGCCATCATACAGGCAATCCATTCAGCGACATTCTTACAATTTGCCTCTAAGAATTCCGCTTCCATTCCAATAAGCTGTCTAACCGTAATTCCATTTTGCGTAGTTTCAGTTTTCCAATTATTTTCTGATTGAAGGAAAACTTTAGACCAGTCAGTGTTCACCTCCAACATAGTATTACTTTGTTTCTCAAGATACTTAAGTAGCAATAAATACCGCTCTTGAATTGTTAAAAGTAAAGGATCCACATTATCTAAAACTGACTTCACGAAAGCTGAAAGTCTTTTTTCATTTAAATTCGGGGCAATGATTGAAATTTTAAGACATTGCTCAAAACTCAATTCATGCATTTGAAAAGTACTTTCGCCTATTGGCACCGGATCAAATGTAATCATTATTTGACTCCATACAATGAATAAATATCTTTTGAATCCCATGCAGTTCGACTCAACAAACTAATATTGACGGCCAAACTTAACCGGTTCCCCTTTTCATCAATGGGCGCGACAATTGGCGCGGAAACGCTTTCAATAATGAAAGGCTTATAAGTTTTGCCGTGAGTAGTAAGAGATACAAACGGTGGAATGACACCTGAAAACAAGCCTTCTAAAGTAGTATTTGAATCATTGACAACATTCTGCAGTGTAGACTCAGAAGATAATGAAACTGGTACGCTCCAAGCCTCCAATTGCATGATCTTGTCTTCAACTTCTGTTCTCGCATCACTAAAAGCCAAGAAAAAAATTGATAAATTAAGGCGTACTGATGATGTAGATAGGAATACTTGAGTTGTATTTACTTTGGTTAAATTTGTTCGCCCTTCCACACTCTTAAGCGCATTTTCAGCTGTTGCTAAAGGTCCTGATGCCATATCACTTAATGCTGAAATGAATGGTGAATTCTCACCTAACGTTGCTGCAGCTTGAAGCATTTGCCCAGTTTGCAAGTTAGCCATCAACATTGGCATCTTTAGTTCTGGATTGCTATTTTCAAATGGAGTTTGCCATTGGCTCTCAATACTTTTATCACCGTCAGTCAACAAAGCACGAATTACTGGTGAGGCTACTGGGTTACCATCTTTATCACAAAGTGAAAATTCAGCATATTTATGCTTTGAAATTGAGCCATAGAAAGGATCTGATTCAGTACTGGGCAACTTTGTTTTAGCTGTATTAACAGCTGGTGCATAAGCTAAAGCTTTGGACATGTTTAAGTACTAATTTATAAAAATTAAGCTATTATTAATTAAAAAATAAGGACACTTATTAGCTTTGTTCCAGCATTAAAAACTGATAAAAAAGTTTTGAAAATACGCTAATTACAGTTTTTCATATAGATTTGATTTTTAATAATTTTTTAGTATTATGAAATTTAAAATTTTTATTTAAAAATATTCTTTGAGAAATAAAAAATGTTAGATTTATTTACACCTATTGTTGAAAGCGAAAAACAGCATAAAATTTTTAAATTGTTATTAAATGAAGCAATGTATGCTGAAAGGAATGTTTTATTAGATTGGGCAAATGGATTTGTTGATAGGGATAATAAATTTGTAAAAGAATTCCAAACTACTTTTGAGTCTTCTTTTTGGGAATTATATCTAAATAAAATCCTGAAATCTGAAAATATTGATATAGATTATAATCATCATGCGCCTGACTTTGTATGTAACAAAAATAATTCACCTTTTTGTATTGAAGCAACAATTGCCAACCCAGAACAAGATGGCCTACCAGCATTTGGTTTTACAGATGCACATTTAGATTTTCAAATTAACTTTAAAGAATTCAATCGAAAATCAATTATTAGATTAGCCAATTCAATTGTCTCTAAAAATCAAAAGTTTAAAAAATCATATAAAGATTTATCTCATGTTATGGGTAAGCCTTTTATTTTAGGTCTTAATTCTTTTGATCGACCTCATTCCCATTTTATAGGTCATCGCGGTTTAATTGCTGTTCTATATGGAATTTATCTTAATGAGGAAAAGGCTATTTCAGATAAACTCAACTACTTGCCAAGAGAAAGAATGGATTTTATTGAAAAAGATAATGGTGCAGAAATTCCCCTAGGTTTTTTTAAGACTTCAGAGTATGAAGATATTAGTGCTGTAATTTATAACCCATATGCAACTTGGGGGAAAGTTCGAGCATTAGCTGAAGTAAGTGAAGCAAATAAAACTACTTTCTTTAATGCACTTTACACTAGGGATGACGTAAGTGAGAGTACATTAATTCCTGATATCCGCGAAGGGATTCCTAAAGAAGAATATAAAGAATCAATCTTTGATGGTTTATATATTTTTCATAATCCTCATGCTAAATATCCATTCCCTGATTTTTTATTTAATGATCCTCATATTGCTCATTTTAGTGTAGATGATCATGGTAATCTTCTTGAAAGTGTTGGAGAAAAATTTTTACTTTCACGAAGTTTAATTAGTTCATATGCAAGTTCAATGATTCCCAAATAAAGAGAAATTCAAAGACATAATATTTATTAATTTAATTTTGCTGTATCCAACAATTCATAAAAAAATACGCTCATCAAGAGCGTATTTTTATTACTTATGTTAAGCAGCTAGATTAATATTATTCTCTTGCTCAAACTCATCAATCTTCTTAATGATTTCAGCAGATTTGTTATATGGCATAACAATCTCATCAAACTCATTTACTTCTGAACCCCAGAATTTCAGCATGATATTCTTGATCTGAGGTTTATCAACGCCATCGCCATTGAAAACGTACTTGCTACGTTCAGTTCTAACATAAAGTTCATACTTAGCTAGCTGCTCGTCAATGCGTAGTTTCCTAGGTGGCATTGCGATATCGCGAATTTCTGAAAATAGATCCTCTACACTTGTAAGGTGCGTAAAGTCTAATTCTCGTGTTGCTGGAACATCATTAGAGTCTGCATGTTTTTCAATAATGATAATACGAGTTGAAACGGCGGTACCAGCATTTTTAAAGGTCGATTGAGGCAACCAGATTTCAGCTGTCAGAATTGCACCAGGTGTACTATCAATAAATTCGTCCACTTTAGAATCCATCGAACCACGTGGTACCAAGGCCACAATCCGACCACCATCATAAAGATGACCAAAAGCCTTCTTGATATGTTGAATTGCCAAAGTGCCAGCATGACCAAATGGCGGATTCATCACAATCGCATGGTACTTATTCAAAGATTCTAAAGATTCGAATGTATCAACAATTACTTTAGCACCTGTATTTGCCATTTGAGCACGACTAGCTAAAGACTCAGTCGGTTCAATCATTGTCAACTCTACATCCTGCGGAACAAAACGACCAATAGCTCCATCACCAGCACTAGGCTCAAGCACAGAATCACCAGTGTGTACCCCTGCCCATTCAATCATTTTGAATCCTAGAGGTTCAGGCGTTGCATACCATTCCTTACCTTCGCGGTTATCACGACTTTCAGAACGTTTGCCTTTGGCATAGTAGAATGTTAGTGCTTGATCAAATGGGGTTAACTTAGCAATACGGGCATTTTCTTCATCATATGCTTTACCGCCTATACCATCATTTAGACTTGGCTCTTCATATTTAGCTTCTTCATAAGCCTGAATTAACGCTTCTCTGATACTTACTACAGCATCAGCACCTTTTGCAAAGTTATCTACTGTTTCTGCGCGTCCAGCAATCGTGTCTGCAAATGCAGCCCGTTCCCATGCAGTACCAGTAGTCAAGTATCTCTGAATAGCATTTGATGCTTGTCCGGTTCGATAGATACGCCCTTCCGTCTGTCTCAACTTGGCTGGCTTTGTTGGTTGACCAATATTAATGAGTACTCGCTGGTGTTTACCAGTTGTATCATGCAAGCTAATCCCAGTAGAACCAGCATCTGACTGCAGAATGAGAATATCGTGCCCGCTATCATCAGTATTAAATAACGCTACATTAGTTTCACGTTGTTGCTTTGAAAGACGGCCATTAAATAAAAGAGCATTAGGAAATGCATTCTTTAAAGTTTCAACAGGTGAATCATAATCAAGATTGAGATTTACTAGATCCGGTCTATTTTCTTTGAATGCATTATATTCAAGCTCAATATCTTCTCTAAGTGGGCTTTCATATTTTTCGATATCAAGCTTACTAATCAAGAAAGGTGCAAAACCACCGCCCTCGTTATAGTCATGAAAAATTACTACTTTACGACCTAATGCTAAGTGCTTTTTCACCATATCAACACAAGCTTCAGCTTTAATAGCTTCTAACAAACGGCGTCTTGCTAAGTAATCAAAGCGTTTTGCAATAATTTCGTATATGTTTTTAAATCGGTTGCCAGTAAATAGCCGATCATATTCTTGCATAGATGCATGACGTCCCCAGCCTGTTGTTGGTTTACCAGTCTGAGCAGCCCATTCTTCAAAAGTTCGTGTTTTGTGCCCTTCTATTTCTTTATAACCATTGCGAAGATAAGTTAAACCTTCATCAATAAGTTCACCAACACGAGAGCCAATTAGAATGAATTTACGATCATAGTCAAAATTTACTTCTAAATCCCGCCCAGACATAGCACCAGTGTTTTTAAGATTTTCGGCGAACTGTCTTTCAAGTACACCTGTATCCACCTTAGCTTCTGGTCGCGTCAACTTACCATATCGCTTTCGATATCCAAGATTTCCCATATAGAAGTGCTCTCGAGCCTTACTAAAGCCTTCAGCTAAATTACCTTGGTCATCAACAGATACTGAAGGAGACATATAATCAAATAAATAGCCTTCCGCCCAATCAAGTGAAAAGTGATAGCTAAATGGCGTAGCAGATAAGAAAACAACTTTGACCTTACTTTTCTGGTGTTTCCAATTCAAATTCCAGATCTTTCGTTGTTCATTTCGAAGGATCTGCATTTTGTTATAAGCACTTAGGTATTGTTCTGTTTCTTTACCATCTTCATCGAGCTCTTCAATTGGCATCTGATCAGCAAATTTATCTTCAAACCATTCACTAAAACCATGCAAATGCCCGGTTAAGGCTCTTAGTTTGTTTAATGCTGCAGTTGCTTTACCATCGGATGATTGCGATAGAGTATGTGCCTCATCAATTAATATCAGGTCCCAATGTTTGTGAACTAAACTTTTATTTTGTCCAAAATTAGCAAAGGTTGTGACCACGACTGAGTGATCCTCACCGCCATTTTCTTTAATACTTTTTAATTTGTAAGCCTTGATATTTAAAGGGCTTGAGCTTTTGACAAAGTCATTAGCGATTTTATCGTTTAGAGTAACAATTAAAATATTCTTAAGGCCAGCATTGATAAACCGTTTTGCTACACCCAGACCAGTAAAGGTTTTTCCAGTACCTGTGCCATTAGTAAAAAGAATACCTTTCTGATTTTCCTCTATTAAGCGCTTTTCAGTCTTAAAAACATCACCACGCTGTGCAGATTGTAGATATGGCAAAGCTTCGTCAATATTTGAAGCATCACTCCATATAGTTTCTACCTTATCTGCTTTTAATTGAGCATCTAGCTTTTCATCTATGGCAGCTCTAACTGATTTAGCAGATTGTATAATTGATCGATCTCTTGCTCGTTTAAGAGATGATCTCTTACCAGATAGTTCACTGCTTCCGCTGCTGTTAATCCGGTTAGCACTGGTTCCACTATCTCCATTTGAAGATTCATTTCTAGGATTTCGGCCGCCAAGTAAACTTGCATCATCACTTTTTGGTAAGCCAGTATTACTGTCTCTGAGTACCCAAACTTCTCCATCATTTCTGACTGCTTCTGAAGCCTCAAGTTCATCTTTTCCTGATCCAGTTGTAGAAACAATTGGTCCTCTGGATCTGAGACGAAATTCGCCAACTGATTCCACATCTGAATTGGTATTTGATACATGTAAGAACAATCCTTTTACAAGTTGCTGATCTTCTGAAAGAAGAGAGTCTGGAATAGCTTTAAGATGTTTTGAGCGTACAAGAATTTCACCCTGATAATAAAAGGCATAGGGGTCAAACTCTTTAGCTTTGGTTAATTTGATGCCTTTAAGACCAATAACCTGTAATGTTTTATTCTTTTTAGTGGTGTATGGCTTCAGCTCTTTATCGCAAGCAAAAAGACTGACAATAGTCTCTAGCTGTTCAATAACATTTCTGGAACTGTTATTAAGGTGTTGGATAACTGATTCATCAATGTTTTTGATAGCCTCGTTATATAAGACTTCAATAACTTCATCCAATTTTGGAAAGTCACTTTCTTGACGGGCAAAAGCTAAAGCTTGCTTTGCTACAGACAAGTTAAGTTCTATTTGCTTATGGATTATAAGAAGGAAAAATCGAGCAATATTGCTCTGATAATGCATGAAATCAATCATGTAATAAATCGCAACCAATACTGTGTCTTTAGTGATTGGTTTGAGCTTTAAGATGGACATATATCCCTCAACATAGGAACTTTACATTCCTATGTTGAATGATCGTAAGTATCTAATTTTTAGTAGGTTCCAGATCTAAACATCTAATTCTTCAAAAAGAATGTCATTAATTTTGTTCCCTTCTTGATTTTCCTTGTCATTACTTTGATCAATTTTAACTTTCAAAGCACTGTGAAAACGTTCAGCTCCCTCTTTCGTTAATCGAATTATTTTAGGTTTACTTGAACTGCTGGAATCAACCAAGGAATCGTACATTTGCACACTAATGAAATCATCACCAAGCAGTTGTTGTGCATATTGGATAGCATCTTTTACACTTACTGGTTCAGGTTCACCAAACAAGCCTACATTACTACTATCTAAAGCCTGTTTCTCTGCAAATTCAGCTAATGCTTTAAATAACATACTCATTTTTTTTGAACTGCGGCTATTCTTGGCGAGAAATACGGCGAGCTCAGCAACACCTTCTCCTAGATCCTCAAAAAGCCCTTGCTGCTTTACAAACTCAACAATATCTTGATCATTTTGCTTTGCAGATAAAATTGTATTTGCTGCATCAATAATTGCATTAGCAACACGTTGATCAATGGCTTGCTCCATTCCATCAACGATTTGATCTGATATATCTTGAACATTTCCACGACTTATGGCTTGCGCTTCAATAAATTTAGGCGCAGCAACACCAAGCGCATTAAGCATATTTTGAAGATCTGGTTTTGTATGATCAGCCATCATTTCTAGCAGACGATCATCATTGTACGCTTTACTAAAAATTGCGGCCTTGATTCTGTTTATCAGTGCTTGTGTTGGTTTTTTATCTTTCGTTGTGTACTGGGCAGCTTCTGTATCACCTAATTTACTTAAAAAACCTTGAATAAACTTTTGATTACTCACTGCTAATAAATCGCCATCTTCACTCGGGTTAAAAAGAGCCAGTAAATTCTCATCTAAACGTTTAGCATCAGCTTTAGCACGTTCAGTTGCTGTAAAAGACAACTTATCATCTTGGTTAGCATCTATGGCAAATTGAGCTCTATCAATCTCAGTTGTACGAATACGTATCAAGATTGGTTGAGCTATTGCTTGGACCTGCTCACTGCTAAAGCCAAAGTAATCAGCTTCATCAATCAACCATTGTTTATACTCATCTGCGGTACCACGCTCATAGGCAAGCTTGATTGCCATTGTTCGGCCATTTCCTGATTCAACAACTAAATCATCACCAGTTATCGGTGCTCCCGTGTCTGCCCGACCTGAGCGGCCTAGGCTTTCGGGGTCTAAATCATTAGCAGTTTTCTGTACCCATGCTTGTGAGGATTCACGACTACGATCTCGTGGCTGCAATTCTTGCGGATAATTAGGGTTTTCCGCACCAGTTGCTGTATGAGATGCAATTACTTGATCAATATCAACTAAAGCGAATACAGTAGAAATCTTTTGTCCTTTGGCTGTTTTCACATTATTAGTTCTACCCTTCAATAGCCCAGTAAAGGGCTGTTTAGGTTTAAAGAAACTAATCATTTGATCAATTACAACTAATGGATTTTTAGCAATATCTTGAATAGAAATTAGATTTAAAGTTGTCATTAGATATTCTCCGCTTCCATTTTTTGCACTTGATTCAAGAGTTCTGTCACCGCTGGAATAAGAAGTGGATCATTTAAGTCTTTTTCTGCTTCATCTCGAATTTGCTCTAATAACTCAAGATTAACTTTAACCTGCCCTTCAATTACTGAACGGTAAAGTTGATTACCTTCATCATTTGTCGTACTAGGCTGAAGATCTTCAACTTCTGTCGGAGCATTTAGTTCTTTAAATTCATCATTATCTGAATTTTGGGCTGGCTCTTTATTACTGAGGCGATCCGCTAAATGTTCATCTGCCCATGCTCTTGAATATTCATAAAATGCTGTTAAATATTCTGGTGAACCTTCGGCCCCATTCCAGTTTTTTAAGAATTCACCACGGCGATCTGAAACCCAAGCCATAAAGTCTATGTTGTTAGTATCTTCAGGCTTTTCCAAAGTGTCTAACCATGCTTGCATCATTTTGTTTTCAGCTATACCAGCTGTACGTGCTGCTAAAACTTCTTCATCTCTTTTTTGTTTAGCTTCATTTTCGGCATCAATAAGTTTATTTGCTTCTAATTCTGCTTGCTGTTGAGCCAAAGCCTGGTCATCTAGATCAGAAATCCATTCACGTGCCCAAACTACTGCATCAGAATCCCCCTCTAGAGCCTTATTGATACGTTCAAAGAATGCTTGGTAACGTAAACCATCTTCACCTGCCCATTCAGGATCAGCATTTAAACGCTTTAAATCGGCTTTTAAACGTGCGGCTTCTTCATCAGAAATACTATCTGGTAACTCATTATCGAGACTATTCTCTTTAATGATTACTTCATTTTCTTCAGATTGCTTGGTTAACAATGTATTTTGCAACTGATCCAATTCATTTAATAAATTGGAAATTTCTGCACTTAAAGAATTTAATTGACTTTGTTTTTGCTCGAGACGTAGTTCAGCATCTGCTAAAGCCTTGGCCTTTTCTGCTTTTTTAGATTGTAACCGCTTAAAACGATTACTATTTTGGTTAATCAACTTCATAATTCGACCAGCGAGAACTGGAATTGATATTCCTTCTCCCTGATTAGGCTGAATTGCAGCCGTAATATCCCGATTGTTCATTAAAATCTTCCATGAAATTAATGAATCTGCTGGACTAATTTTTTTTGATAATCGATCTGGCTTATGAAAAAGGATTGTGAAGTTTTGGCCATCATCAAAATCATAAGTAAGAGCAATTTGAAGGACTTTTTTATGCTTAAAGGGCTTACTTTCCGTAACGTTAACGATTTTGACGCCAGTTTTTGAAAACTGATCCATAGAGTGATGCAAAATTGCAGACAGCTGCTCTAAATGCTGGTAATCAACGATAATAGAGTCGTAAAGCGCTTCTTCTACGCCTAGACTAGATAAAAGTGTAGGTAACCCATCAAATTTACTCAATAATTGGCTGTGATCATCATTTCGTTGCATATCTAATAACAACTTAGAAGTATCACCCTCATGAGAAATTAAATTGATTCCATCCCATTCAGGTTTTTCAGCTGCTACAACATTTTGTAATTGTTCTAGTTGCCATCTTTGAATCGGTTTTGAACCCGTCAAATTAAATTGTTGTGATGATAAATGGCGCTTAAGTCCAAATTGATTTGTTTCAATAACATCTGTAACACTAGCATCAAACATTCGGCCAAATTGCAGTATCGCTAAATCAGCTGCATGCTGGTCATCGATAGCGCCTAATACCGCAACAGAATCAAACGCATCTATCCCACCCTTTTTACCTTTTAAATTTACAACACGCCAGAAATCATTTTCCGTGTAATCTTCAGTGACTAAAGCATTAATTTGACGGTAATCACCCTTAATAAACCCAATTGAACAAGCACCACTATTCACCATAGAGTCAAAACCATGTACTAATCGGCTTTGATGTGGTGCGTGTGTTTGAATGAAAATTGATTTAACACTCACGGAGTTATCCTCATTTTAGTTTGAGGATATTTTCTCAAGTAGGTGAATCTATAAAGGCAATGAGTTCCATAGCTTATTTTAAGTTGGGAAACATTTTGATGAAATTTAAAGTAACAATGGCATGTGCTTTATTAGAGGCATCAAGGGGCAAATTGCCTGCTTGAAGTGAAACTAGATGCTCAATTTCAAATTGGTTTTGATTTCTTGCAGCTTTATCAAAAGCATATATTTTTAATCTCATTAAGTATTCAATTGGTGGCGGCTGAGTACCATCCTTATTAAACATTATTTCTTTTATAGCTTTAGCACTATTCGCAATAGCTGCTTCTTTAGTCTCAATAAATGAAATGCTCAACTCATTTGAAGCATTACCAGTTACATGGTTGAGTTGAAAATGCCCCACATGCACTGCATCGGTTTGGGCATCTAGTAGTGATACATCTACATTATTGGCTAACCAAGCAACTTTGTTTGAAGGATCAAAAATTGGAATATTTGCTTGAGCAATTTTACTGTTTGCACGGTACGGGCGAATTTCAATTCCAAAATGTGCAGCTGAAAGTGTACCTAATGCGTAAAGTTCCTGATAATGGGAAACAGCTCGATCCACTGTTAGACCAGACCATAAGACAGGATTTTTAGCAAAACGATCTTTAAACGGATTTAAAACGTTTCCAAAACTGTTATTTATAGTTTTATTCTGTGTTTCGTATTCAAAAAAAGCCATTATTCTTCATCCTCTGGAAATTTACGGCTCTTAGCAATACTTTCAGCTAATGTTAATGCTTCCTCATATTTCATACCTGTATCGCGCTCAAGAATGTACGCCATAATATCTACATCTAAATTTGATTCTTTCAATGATGCGATTACTTGTGTTTTAAGTAATGTTGTATTCATTCTTGATTGAGCATTGTTGATTTCTTCCGTAGCTGCTGCAGTTTGGTTTGAATAATATTCAACTTGCCAAGGGTAATCTTCAGGCTCAAATTGTTCGTTATAAGCAAAACCCCAATCCAAGTGAAGAATTTGATTAATCCCTTCGGAAGCTGCTGTTCGAATGTCTTGTGACCTACGCATGATTTGTGCAGAAGTATGGAATGCTCCACCTTCTCCAATACCACCAGTTAACATGTCAGCCCACCCTACCATACTTGGGTCTAGACCTATACCGCCCATTAACAAACGGACATTAATCATGAACTGTTCAATATTAATAGGTGAGCTTCGTTGATTCTTGATATCACCCACTGGATTTAGAACTTGTTTTTCATCAAATACTGGAAGCATGTGAAAAGCAGTATTCCAGACTGCTTCACCACCTGATAAAGCATCACGGACATAAGCCTCATGATTTTTGAGTAAACCTTCTAAACCACGGATATAGGCTTGACGTTGTGCTGGCGGCATTCCTGACATATTTACTGTCAAGAACATCTGATTTACGGTATCTGCAATTTGCTGGCTATTCATTGATGCCAAAGCGAGGATTACATCATCATAAATATCTTCAATCTCATAAAGAAATGAGCCGCCTAAATGCGCTGGTAAGATTGGTAGCTCATCTGGATCATCACCCTCCAACATTTTCGTGACAAGACCAGTTTCAACAAGCTCATATTGAGCAATATTGCTCATACGGGGCATTTTGAAACGTACCATTTGAATAGTATTCAGTTTGGTAATAGTTTTTTGCCAATTACGAGGATCTAAACAAAAAAAGGCGACAGTCTTACTGCCTTGTTCGAACGGTTGTATTAATGGCGGATATGTATACTCATTGCATACGAGGTCAATTACACCTATATCTTTTTTCCCATAAATACGTGCATAGGAATCACCGAAAGAAATAGCATCTCGGGCAAGTTTGCTTAAATACTTATTGATAAGCTTTTCCATCTTTACACGGCGCTCATCTAGTTGTTTTTTTAGTTTTTCAGCTGCTGGTCCATTCGCCTTTTTTAACCGTTCTGCGGGCGTAATAAAGACTTGTTGGCCGCTATAAGAATCTCCGCCTAAGGCTGCAGAAACATGAATCCCCATACCCTCTGCGATAGGTGCAAAGCGTAACATTCTCTCCCATTTAGTAAGAATTTCTTTTCGAGTACGCTTCTTATTGGCTTTGGTTTGGTTAGTCCCAAGTGAAAACGGAGCCATAGTTTCATATAGCTGCGCTGTTGCATCCTGATTAGACGTATCGAATTGCTGATCATATGAATTAACATTTTCACCGAGTAACAACGATAAGAACCGAGAAGACATAACTAAGCCAAAATACCTAAATAATTAAGTATTTTGATGACTAATAATTTTTAACTTTTAGATGGGTTCCAAAGTTAATTGGAACCGTACAGATTCCATTAATTAACTGCATGCAATTCTATCTGAACAAATTTCTTATCTAATTAGAGGAAAAGCTCATGGCCGAAGTTAAAGTATTTAATGCTTTGGATATTGAATTAGCTCAAAAAACCCAAGACATCGTCAATGCGCAACGTTTTAACAACCGTCCTGCTTTCAAAACATTAAATCTAGGCTGGGATTTAGAGACTGGGTCGGTAGCAGTAAATTACACATTTGTAGAAGAACCACCAGTTAATGATCAGCCTGCTTAAACATGAAAGCCCCTAATAAGGGGCTTTTTAATAGCCAGTAATATCAACTATTAAATGACTATGAAATGGAGAATAGAGACTAGCTGAAGTATTCATACCATTAGCTAGTATCGTATATCCCCGAAGGATCTTACCTGAGAAAGTTGGATCACTATATGAGTTAGTCTTTATAGTACAGTATGAATGCATATAAGAACTCAAACCACCAGCTCCCCAATAATATTCATAATGAGCTGGACAAGCTAAAGCCAAGCCATAAGTCTTATTAGCATTATAATCAGGTATATCTGATAACCATGAGCTAAAATAATTTGCACTGCCTTTTAAATAAAAAGTTTCTGCTTTAACTACTTTTAAAGGATTGTGGGAGTTAGAAAATACAATCTCACCTTTACCATTCTTAATTAGTAATTTTGGCGAATGACCACTTTCTAATAAAGTAATTAATCCAAATACATAATAATTTGCTTTTGTAAAAGGAAAAGTATTCTTATATTTAAATCCTCCTTGGTCGTCTAAGGTGTCAAAAATTACAGTTATTTTCCAATTATTTGTGGAAGTTTCTTCATATCTGACCTGCATCACAGAAACGCCTGTAAATACCACAATTGGTCTTTGTAAAGATGTAACATTCAAAACATGACACTTAACGTAACCAGATACAGATAGCACTGCAGGAGGTAATGGGTCTGAAGAAGCGACTTCCCTAACAAACTTATTTATAAGGTGAAAGTTTCTATAGCTGTCGTCAATTATTGTCACTTTATTATCATTGAGAATTTTGATGTATTCAGCCATTAGCATTTACCTATATGAATACTAACCGTTTGCTGAAAAGCTGTATTGTAATAAGCTCTACAATCATAAATTAATAAATAAGATGAAGTATCATCCATTTGATTAAGTATCTTATCGCCCAGCTTAGCCTCAATAGCCATAGCTTTAGTCAAAATGGCACATCCCATACCATTTGAATAAGACTCAACTACAGCACTATTGGCAGATAACACTTCACCAGAAGCTACATAAGCCCACCATCTTGGATGATTTTCAGCAGTATCTAGTTTTCGTACAATTGTGTCCATAGATGAACCTTTCGGGAGGACAACACTTAACGTTTCTGTATACATACTAAGATTAGATGTTAGATCAAGGACCACGTTGCCACCGAGGTCCCTTAATAAGAATGTAGCCATTTATAAACCAATATAAATTCTCTCAATATTGTTATCGTCATATAACTTTAAAGCGGTCCCTGAAATGACCATTCTTGCTTTTTGAGGCTGACTAGGATCTTTATAAGTAATTAAAGTCCCAAGTTCACCAGTTATGGCACTTAACTTGTCAACATTGAATAATTCAGCTGTAAGAGACTTGGCCTTAAAGTTTGCGGCTGTCAAATTCTTAATAAATACATCACTGTTCATCAAAACTTGATTGTCTTGGATTATGAACGGCATATATTTAGTAGAAGAAGAACCAGTTGTGAAGAAAATTCTATCCGCTTGGAAACCTATTGAGCTGAGCACAGTTCCATTTGTTTGCTCACTGACCATAGACATACCAGTAAACACACCGTTATTGTCCATACCCATTACGTATTTACCTTTCACACCATCAATCAAGTCAGCTTGTGATTTAAGCTTGATAGCATTTTGGCCGTAAACAGAAACCAAAGTTTGTAATGCACCAGCATATGCCCCCACATCAGTTGTATATGTGGTTTTGAAATTTTCGAAATCAGCTATGTTGTCAGCATCTTCAATATCGATAAAGTCTAGATCCACTTCACCAGCTTTACCTGAATAGTTACCAATGAATACAGGTGTAAAGAAAGCAGCTTTGTTTGCGAATGTTTTAGGGCTTAGTAGAGTGCCAGCACCTGCACTTGCACCAGCAGATCGGCCCTTAAAGTAAGCGGTACCAGTTATCCAAGTTCCCAACGCTGGTGCGGTACCTGCAACTAAATAATGACTTGAACCGATATCATTGATTTCAGAGTTATCTTGAGCAATATATTTTGTTTTATTGGCGTTTTGACAGGTCGCACCAACATAAACAACTCCGGTACCACTTACACGGCGGAATCTATACTTAACTCGGTAATATTTATTGTCATCGATAGGCAAAGATGTGAACCAATTTAACCAGGCTTCATCATTACCTACGTTATTACCAATTCTTAGTGCATATCCTCCACGACATGTTGCATCTGCAACTAAACTAAGTTCAGTCTTATTCCCACTTGGTGTTTTTACTAACCAATCTTTTTGCCATGTTTCGAGTACTGAAGCCATGATCTTTTGACCATTTGCAGAATACAGTGCAGACATTCTTTCTGTTGAAGATGCGATTGCTTCATTCGTCTTGGTAGACGTCATGTAATCACGCTCTAATGTCGCTTTTGTAGTAGAAGCTATGTCCTTGGCAGTATCAGCTATTTCTTTAGCCTTCTCCGATATTGCACGTACTAATGCTTGTCGTGCATTGTGCACGTTAGCAAAGTTAGTAATGAACTGGTTTCGGTCAATCGTACTAGTTACATTCATATTTGCGAATAAAGCTGCCAAATATGTATTTAAAGTACTGAATGCCGTGGCATAAGCAGCAGAAGATATACCATAAGTGACTGCCTCAGCTCGCAAGCTTGCATCAGTTTGATAAAGTGTATCCCAAACCAACTTCGCCTGTTTTTTCTCAACTGGTGTGAGTTTATTATCAGCAGCAATATCACTTAACTGAGCCATTGGAACATCCACTTTGGCTTGTGAACCTGCAGTGGTTTCCATCATTGAAGTCACTGTAAACGGCGTAACTGACTTATAAACTGATAAATCTGTTTCAATGGCCGCCGTCCAGCCATCTTTAAAGTAATCTGGCGGATTTGTATGAGTAATAGTGGCCGACTCAACTGTAATTGCTGGGTAAGACCAAGCATATTTTTTGGTAATTAAGATGCACACCTTATTATTGCTATCTAAAGCTAAAGCTAGACCTTTAGTCGTAGCATTACTTTCATCTAAAGTGATACCAAAAGAACGAGAGGTCATATTCGAATAAAATGGCACTGTTGACGTATATGCATAAAATGCCAAATCCAGATCGAAAATATTATCTTCTTTGTTATTGTAGTTATAACCAGAAATTTTAACCTTGGTCATGTACGCACCAACTGTAATTGGTGTCTTAATAACCAATGTACCCGAAGTAGTGATTGCTTGACGCCAAGTTAAAGGCTTAACGAAAATTTTCCCTGCACCTGAACTCAATGGCTGCACACTCATAGCATTGGTATATTCAGAAGTAATTTTCTGTGAAGATGCTGCAATTGCACGCTCAACATTAGTATTTGTTATATCCGCATTCAAAATATAAGCGCCGTTTTTACTGTCTAATTTTGAAGACATTTCAGTAAGTTTGGCAGCCCAAGTTTCTTTGAAGTTCGTTAATGTTGATATAGAGTCTGTGGCTGAAGAAACAAAGTCCTGTAAAGTCGGGTCAGCTGAAGCGTAATCAGTAACGTCATATTGCTCGATTTGGGCTAAGGTCCAAACTAAAGGCGCAGTAGCTGTTGGTGTAGATCCTCCCGCCACATAAACATGTCCTGAGTTAGAGAAAGAACCTACAGCACCACATTTAATCATTCGAATATATGTTTCGAATTTGCCTGTACCCTCAGTATTGCCAATGAATCGATCAATTGCCCCTGTCCCCATTGCGTTACCAGCATTCACCAATTTATATCCAACTGGTAGCTTGATTAAATACTTGATAACAAAAACAGCATTTGCACGGCCATAAACGAGTTGAACAAATCCACCCCATGTTGGGCTGGCAGCACCAATGGTTTTAATTTCAATTTCATAGGTTGATGTAGTTGGGTTATCAGCACTTTTCGCGACACGAGTAACTGTCACGTTCCCATTGCCGGCATTGTTATAGACAGATACACCATTGTTACCTTTTTTGAAATTTACGTCTCCCTGCAACAATTTTCCATTAGTAATCATCATCGCCAGCATTGTTGTGTTTTCTAATGCGGAACCAAGATTATTTGTACTTGTTTGAAGCTGAGAAATTTCAGTATTTCTAAGTGTAGCTAGATCCTTTGATGTTTGGTCAGCTGTAGCTTTTGTTGTTTTTACTACAGAAGATAAACCACCAGGTACAGTTGCATCATATTGTTGAATTTGCTGAGCTATAACCCCTTTATTTACATCAGCCTTGATAAAAGTATCTTCAACAAATTGAGCATTTTGTTTAAGAGACGATCTAAATCCGCCCTTAAAATTTGGCGCTGAATTACCCCGGCTAATAAACATATTAGTTACAGTAAATGTTCCACCAGATGGAGCATTATCAAACCGTAAACCCAATGGAATAGCTTCAAAAGCAGAGGCTTTTAAATCAGATGGGAAAATACCAGTAAGTTCTATTTCACCACTTGCAGCTACAACAAACGAAGGCAACCCAACACTATAAGTTGCACCATGAAATTGAATACTACATGTAGCGCCAACTAATCCTGCAGTTGCTGTGTATTTGATTCTCGCAACTATTGGATCACCCTTATCAATTGGAATTTCCTTGTGTTTATATTGCAGTTCCCAAACAGCTACAGTTCGGTTTGTACCAGTAGAAATACTTAAATTTTTAGTATCATCACCAAGTAAAATCCAGTTCTCTTCTGAGTAACGTAAAGTATCAAGTTGTGCTTTAAAAACTTTGATTTCCTCAGCAAATACTTCTTTCGCATCAGATCTTGTAATTTTTTCTTGAAGAATTTGTGCGTGGTTTTCTAAAACCTTTTGTAAGTTTCCACTATTGTTTGCCAGACCAATCGGGATACCACTAACTACTTGGACTGCAAGCATGATTTGCTTAGCCCCATTTGGTCCAGTATCTGGTGTTGCATGCAATTCTATACCACGACCTGAACCAATCCCCTTCTGACCAACTAAAATGTATGCATCCCGACCCGTTATTTGATCAAGTGTGAATGGATTGGCACCTAATGAAATTAGTGCATTCTTAACTGGTGCTAGGTTTACCCCAATACTGTCGTAGTTTGTAACGATAACAAAGGTGTCATTTGGAATCGCAGCAATAGCGTTACTCATTGCCGTAGCATTTGCTACAGCTGCATAAGTATCATATCTAGTTGAAGAAGCAACAGAACCATCAGCTGCTAAAACATGTACTGAAAAACCACGAGCTGAAGCTACTGATTTGATTTCACCCTTTAAGTTTTTAATCCCTGTGAAAAAGCCATTCCAGCCACATGAATAAACACGGTAATTGAAAACTTGACCAAGGTCCTGATTTAATTGTTTATAACTTGATTCCAAGTTATTAATAGACTGTGTGGTGTTCTGTTGATTATCACTAATAGTTGAATTAATTTCCTGAAACTTACCATCTACAGCAGTTTTATTATTGTCTACAGTAGATTTTAAAGTCGCATAATTCTCTGCAAGTGAAGTAATCTTCTCACCGTTTTTTTGAACATCCGCTTTAGTACCCTCAATTGCAGAAGCATTAGCTTCAAGATCCTTAATTAGTTCACGAGGATTTTTTCTAAAACCAGTGGCTAACTCACCTTTTTCAAGTTGCACTTCTCTAATTAAAAAGTCAGGAGCAAAACCTACTTGCGAATATAAAATTAAGTTAATATGCTGTAAATTAATAATATTTGTATCAAAGGTATAAGTACATAATGTTTCTTTATCAGTCGAAATGTTATTCCATGTAGTAACAATTTGGTTGTTACTACCTGATGAATCTCGACGGTGTATAATTAATAAAATTTGAGTCTGTGCAGCTGTCAACGACATTGCTTTAAATGACAATGTGTACTTCTGATTCATCTCTAAACCATCTGCCAATGTCAGAGTTTCAATAAACCCTTTAAAGTATGTAGTTGTATCAGTAGATTTAAAGTGCCCCCAAGTAGCACCTTTTGAATCTTTATAAACTTCAAGTAGATTACCTGCCACAGCAGAATTTTGACGCCAATTTAAGGTGCCTAAAGGGCTTGAGAAATCACCATTTTTAATAATATTATCACCACCACTAGTTGAAATAGCGGCTTTGATGATTTTACTTTCCTCTGCAATCGCTTGATTAGTCTCAGTTTTTGTATAACGAGTACTATCAAGAGTTGCTGAACTGTTAGTCCATAGATCACCAAATTTTTGACGAAATTTAGCTTCAAGGGTTTCAGTTGCAGAAGTTATTGCTTGAGCAGTATCTGCTTTAGAAGAGTAATCCTTAATTAGAGTTGAAGTACTTACCTTATCATTTAACGCTTTATTATTACCCTCAAAAACTTCTACCCAATGCACTGTAGTAGTGGCATTAGCATTTGCTGACGAATTTGGAAAACAATAAAAATTAACAACAGTTGCGTCTGTTCTAGAAATTGTAGTTAAGGTAAATTCGTAGATGTCTTTACTAGCTGAAAAAATAGGTGCATCTGCATTAAATACATTACCTCCGCCAATATATACACGCAAATTGGCTGCATTGTTCCCTCCATTATCAAAGGTAACTTTTGCTCTGACGGTAACAGTAATACCAGGTGCATTTAAACTTTTTGCTAAGGGATATGATACTTGTAAATAACCACCCGTTTTACTTTTTTCGACATTACCCCCGATAACGATGTTGTCAAAAGCCTTACCACCGATACTTGTTTTCAATGCTTCGGTCGCAGTTGATATTGCGCTATCAACATCAGATTTAGTCATCCGGTCGGAAATTTGTTTAGCCTGTGCAGCCAAACCATTTACAGGATCATTAATTGTTGATTCTAAGTTTTGAGTTTTTTTAGCTAAAGCAGTACTTTCAGTAACATACGTTTGTTTAAATTCATTTAAATTTGCTGATACTTTATCGAATGCTGCATTGAAGTCGTAAGGACTTGCAATCCAATTATCTGTAGTTATGAATTCCCCTTTAACCAATACGGCCCAGTAAACCGTACCTACACTGTTTTTGTCTGCAGTTGGTTTGTTTAGCATGTAGAAGTGGACTTCTTTTGCTGTTCCAGCTGAAGTCTTTGTAAAGGTGATTTTGCTGATTACTTTACCTGTTGTGTTGATAACCTGCTGTAAAAACTGACTTCCGCCACCAGCATAAACAGTTAAATTAGAGTTTGTATCACCAGCACCTCGTGTATGCTCAGCACACCAAAGAAGTGTGTATTTTGCTCCTACTTCCCATTCTTCACCAAGTTTATAGCGTAGATGAGGATATGAAACACCATTGTAAGTTCCTACCACATTAGAGTTAATCAACAAGTTCGTACCTGCTGGGGCCGACTTGTTAAGATTTGCAGATAAAGTATTCGCCTGTTCTGTAACAGCTTTAATCAGTCCAGCTTGTTCAGATACTTGAGAATTTGTGGTTTGTAATGCTTCAGTTGAGGCTTTTTTACTTACTTCGGTATTGGTTATTGTTAGATCATTTCTAAGTTTTGAAATATCTAAACTTTGAGACGATAAAGTATCGCCATGCTTCTTCACTTCAGCTTGAGTAACTTTAATCGCTTCCGCATTAGCATTTAATGAACTTTGAGTATCCCGTGGGCTAGGGCTCCACGCTGTAGCTTTATTGCCTGCTTCGATCTGTAATTTTTGAATTGTAGGAATTCGACCAGAACCGTATGTTCCATAAAACTCAATTGTTGATTCGGTTGTGCTTCCAGTGTGTACTTTAGGGGATACTGTAACTGCAAATCTTTGAAACTCATTTGCTTTTGTTACAGTAACTGAAGTTGTAAAGTAATGAGCAGATCCATTTGAAGAGTATACTTGTACAGTTCCAGCAACCGGTACACTCACTTCAAAAGAAATCGTAACCGGCTTATCTAAATTTTCGTCATAAAAAGCTTTCAACTCTTTGCTACGTTCATACATTAAGTATTCACGGCTTGTTGCTGCTGTGGATGTTCGAGGCGCTTCTGAATTAGCTACGGCGTTTACACCACCAATCTTAATGTTATTCACAGCAGCTGTAATATCAGTCGCCACACGCCCCATGGCGCTATCAAGATCACTCTTTGTAGCTGTTTTCAATAATGCTTGAGAGTTGCTCTGAATACCTGTTTCAGCATTCTGCATTCTTGATTCAAGCTTACTGGTCCTTTCAGCTTCAGCTTCTGTTCTGTTAGTTGCTGTTTTGAATAAATCATTTGCAGTTGCTGTTGCATCATTTGCAGAAGCTAAAGAGTTGTTATCTTCAACAATAATGTAATTAAGCTGACAAATTCCTGTCTGGAAATTGTAGTTTGCAATAAACATTGGGGCATAATATTCAGCTTGTGCTGGGAAAGTACGTGGATTATCAATTGTCCCAAGTCCCGTAGCTGCACCTGTAGATTTTCCTTTCAGATAAAGTACAACTTCTTGCCACTCACCTAAATTAGGCTTAACGGCCGACAACAAGTAATTTGATGAGCCCATGTCTGCAGCAAGATTATTTGTAGTTGTTACATACTTAGTTTGATCTGCTGTTTTACATGCAACACCTAAATAAATACTTCCATTTTCACCAGCAACACGACGGAAACGTGCACGCACCCGATAAAGCGTATCTGGATTAATTTTTACTAATTCTTTCCAATGAACCCAAGCTTCATCATTGCCAGCATTATTACCAAGCTCAAGAATATAACCGCCAAATGCATCAGAATCTTGAAGTACTTTAGCTTCACCTGTAGCTCGCCAAGTTGACCAGTCATCAATTCCTTTTGCTGTTACTACTGCCCTTACACCGGACGTTACTTGCGTTTGTGACTTTAAGCTTAAAAGATTTTGAGAAAGTGCTTCAGTTGCTTTTACCGCTGTTGTACCTGTTTGCTGCGCTTCGGCTGCATTATCGAAAGCTAGTTTAGCAATATCATCAGTAGTTTTAAGTGAAGAAGAAAGGCCATTTATTCTTGTATTTGTATTACTTTCTAGGGTTGAAACACTTTTTTGAACATCAGTAATTTGCCCTTGTACCTTTAAGTTTTCTTTAGAGATACTTGTATCAAGTTCACTAAATTTTGAAGTAGTAGACTGCTCAAATTCGGCAAGTGACTCAGTAACTTCTAGAATATTTGCATTGGATTTCCGATCAGCCTCTTCTAGAGCTGCTTTCGTTTGGTCGATACGTAAAGATAAGGCTTTATCCCCATCAGAAACTGACTGAGTAATTGTCGCTAAATCAGACGTTGTTTTAGTTTTATTCGAATTATAGTCGGTTTTTAGTTCTTCAAGTTTTTTTGCTTCTGAAACAAGTTTCTCATCAACAAGTTTTACAGATGATTCAACCTTTTCGATATATGAGGCATTACCAGTAATTTGATCACGCCATGCTTTAGGGATGGTGTCATTTAGTGCTGTAATGTCCCAGACCTCATAATCAGCAAGGATTACATCAACTGGGCTTGAAGTGCTTGGTAAAGGTGGATTAGTGCCAGCTAATACACGAAAATGCCCATGAATAGCTGCTGGTGCATCATAGCCACACTGAACAACAGAGTAATAAACCTCAAACTTGCCAGTACCTTCTTTATTTCCAAGTACTCGTAAATAACCACCTGTACCTGTAGCATTGCCAACTGGTAATAAATAAGTCCCTTTTGGCATTTTAATAATTTGTTTTATTAAAAAGGTTTTATTAGGCGCAGCAACAAGAGTTGGAACAGTTGGATACCAACCACCACCTAAAGATGATGTAGATCTTAAAAGCATCTCATGGGTACTATTTACTGGGTTATCAGTAGATTTAGCTTGTCTAGTAAACGTTGAACCTGAAGGTACAACATATGCGCTTAACCCCCCATTCCCAGATAGAAATGTAGGATCGTCACGCAAAGGCTTACCAAGTGATTGCATCCGCGCTAACTCATTAGCACTTAATAAACTTGCATTTGTTGTGTCTAAACTGGCCTGTATTTGGTCAGTTTTTTCAGCCACAGATTTGGTAAGGTCAACTACAGTTCGTTCAACACTATTAATGGCAGCTTTGTTATCACCAATTTGAGATTGAGCAATACTAATTTGTTCAGTAATTGCTTTGTCTTGAGCTGCACGAGTTTTAGATTCTTCTGAAATTAAGGCATTTGATTTACCCAATTCGTTTTGCATTTCAGCAAACTTAAGCTCAAAACTTTGTGTTAATGCCTCTTTATCATTTGCACGTGCTTCAGCTTCAGCTAGAAAACCAGAATCGACTTTCTTATCAAGCTCAACATACTGAGCTGCAAATTCATCTACTTTTTTAACTGCAGCTTCAGTTTGGTTAACAATAGGTTCAATTTTTTGATTAATGAGGGTATTAGTTTCTTCACCTAATGCTAATTTAGCATCATCAATCATTTGACCAGCTTTAACTAAGTTTTGATCAATATCTTGTTTTAAAGCGGCCTTTGTTTGATCAATAAAAATAAGAGTATCAGCAGCTTGTTTTTTACGGTCTAGAACTTCTTGATCAGCTACTTTTTTTGCGTTTTCTGCGACTAATCGAATTTCATCTGCATCACTTCTTACATCAGCAATGATTGAATCTGTTTCTCTTTTAATAAATCCGATTTTGTCATCGAGTTCTTTTTCAGCACGAATTGCACGTTGCTGAGCATCTGCAACCAGCGCTTCATTCGCTTGAATAGACTGATCAATACGTTGATTTGCTTCATCTAAACGAATATTTGCATCATTTGCATGCTGTTCAACAATCAGTTTGGTATCGATAATTTCTTGATCAATATAAGCTCTTACTTCATCAACCTTACTTTGCGCAATTTGACCAACTTCTTTTACTTGATCATGTATTTTTTGCACTTCTTCATCAATGTGATTAATACCTTCTTCAAGCAATTTATAGGCATCAGAATCTTTAATATTTTCTATTAATTCTTCTACTTCCTTTATTTTTTCATCAATCTCTTGGCTTACTTGATCTTTATTTTCATCAATTTTTTCGCCTTGTTCTTTTAAGTCTTCTTTTAAACTCTCTAACTTATTAAGAGCGTCTTTAAATGCACCCTCAATAGCTTTAGGGTCAATAGGCACACCTGCAACCGTAAGTGTTGTGCCAACAGCCATACTGCCTGCAACAGAACTATTTCCTGCAACTGAAGTATTACCTACTACAGTACTATTTCCCGTTAATGTGCTATTACCAGTTTGTTGTGTATTAGCTTGCACATTCATCAACGGCGTTTTAATAGATACAGTTGTGCCAGAATCTACTTTTAAATTTTCTTTAGAGATAAATTCAATATTGTCTTGTCGAATACGGCGCACCCCTACAATCGCGCCGTCTCCGTGACTGACATAACTATGGATTACTGGACGTTCTTCATTGCCGTTTTCAAAGAAGACATAGACGTCTTCCCCATCCACAATTTGAATTTCTGTATCTAAATCACTATCACCGACTGGATAGGCAAAAGTTGCAGTAATGCCTTCACTCGCGCCATCAGTTAAACCATGAATGTGTACTTGTGCAGTACGACCTTTTGCGTTGTAACTTAAAATCTTTGCACGTTTATAACCATTCATATATTTGACCTACAAATTAGCAATCCAGAACTTTGATGAAGTCCCCATTGATCCCCCGATTGCGCCTGTATCTATATGATGTGCAGCTGTTAAAACGATATACTTCTTACTATCAATTTCGAATATATCGCCCGCATTCCAATTCAAATTTAGCGGCCTGATTATGGTTCCACGCAAGATCAAAACTTTTTCTAAGTTTTTAACTTGTCGGGCATCTAAACCAGCTCTTTGCGTCACAGTGTGGCCTGGGGTTATTGAGTCATCACCAACAACCGTTGAACCGTTATTCTCCACGGTCACGAAAGATGATTTTTGCATCAGTTCCAGAGGTTTACTTGATATCCAAACGACACTGCTAGGATCTAGTTTTGTGATAGGTTCCTTTTTAAAGAAAGAATCAATTTTTTGAGCAGACACTTTATTATTTTGAAAGCAAATTACAGCTGCTTCTTGTTGCAGATAATGAGCCAAGCGCTGTGTAGGCATACTACCCTTTAAACAAACAAATTTAGGCAAAGGTAAATCACTGCCCAGACTGATCGTTGCACCACAAGCTCGAATTACTGAATTAAAAGAAGTTTCATTACTAATAATTGCTTGCTTTGAATATTCGATAAGTCTTTTACAACCAGCCAAAATACCAATACATGAGATGCCACCTACTCGCCGATCTTGTTTAATAGTCTGAGTTTTTAGAGGGGTAACTTTGATAAGTTCGAAAGGATGAGATATGTCATTTACAGTAAGTAGCTCCCCTTCTTTTAAAAGGGAGTCTAATTCAGTAGTAGATTGAACTGTGAACTCAATAGATGCGGGAATAGGTACGAGATCAGTTCTTAAAGTTGCACTAATCAGCTCAGACGCTGGAATAATTTTACCCGCAGATACAATGGTGATTTGCATTAACGGTTCCCCAAGTTAAAATTAAAACTCATTGGGGCCATACAAAACGCAAGTTTAGGCAAAGCGTCTTTCTTTTCATTATAGTTCTGTTGAGCTTCTGATACAGATAGCCCATAACTTTCGACTCCGAGCCCACGAGTAGCTTCAACCAATCTAGCTTGCAAAAGATCACAGTGAGCTTTTACTAAAGGTTGGATGATTACGTACTCATCACCGCTAAGTTCGATAGTTTCATTCAGTTCAATACTCGTGGTAGCTTTAGTTTGACAATCTAAAACAGCCCATCCGGCATAATATTTTGCCTCATCTAAAAATGCTTTCACGATATCATCAAGCAAAATTGAATAGCCCGATAATTGATATTCTTTATAGAGTTCTTCTGAAAGTTGCTGGATAGAACCAGCAACTACAGCATACCCTTCAGATTCAGGTAATAACTTCATAGCCATTACCCGAAAAGATTGCCTAATGTACGTGATGTCGCATTAATCGTTGAGTTGCGTACAGCTTGTTGAGCAGTATTGATTACCTGCTGAACGCGATTCACAAGTTCAGCTGTACCATCAATTTCTTTTTTACCCGGCTGAATACTGCCGTTGGTACCAATGTTTGCGAAGCTACCAAAGTAGTTATAGTCGATTGGGCAAGAAACTGTCATAACTTGAGATCGGCTATCTGAATCATACTCAGCTGACTCAAAGCGTATAGCACAGTTTTCAAGTGCATAAGAACGGGTAAAACTACCTAAACGGCCATCGTAATAATCACCATGGATGATTCCACCACTAGCTACGACATATTCAGCTAATAGTTGATCATGCCCTGCTTCAGTTACTAGGATTTGAAGGTTGCCTGTGTAATGGGTTTTCGGGGGACCAGCAACAATTCCAGTAAATCCACCCGCATATTGAACTTCTGCTGGATCTTCATTACTCACAATTGGCCGTGGGCAACTTTTAAATAAGAAGCGAAGGTCTTCCATGCCACGAGGAACAAACATCCCCTGACACGCTAATAATGGTGAACCAAGTTGCTGTAGAGCAATGTAATCTTGTTTAAGCTGATTTAGTAAAATCGGATTAGATTGTTGCAT